AATGAGTTTGAAGTGTTTGTGGCAGGCCGTAGATTGAGAAAAAACAGCATCCGTAGCTACAATGCCACTTTGGGCATGGACAGTCCTGAAGCAGATGTGATCTTACCAGCTGAATTCAGTGTGTCAGGCACATCCACTATCTGCACTTTATTGGTGGCACCACCAGTAAATACCAAGATTATTGTGGTGCGTAGGGTAGGTAAGTTATGGAACAACAGCACTCCTTTGAGTCAAACGGAGAATGACATAGCAAGATTCTTGCGTGCAAAAGAAGTGAGTTTGCCGCAATAAATACAATGTACAAAAGGATATTATGATAGATAAATTCAAAGAATACAACGGCACATTGATACAAGGACATATCAAAATACACGACCCAAAAACAGGTGAAATATTGGTGAACAAACGCAATGCTATTCACTATGAAAACATGAGCATAGCAATGGCAGAAAGTTTGGCCAATGAAGGTCAGGGATTTATCAATTCCATGGTGTTTGGTACCGGAGGTACCTATATTGATCCCACAGGTATCGTGACTTATCTAACTCCCAACAGCACAGGAACCAACGCTGCGTTGTACAATCAAACATTCAGCAAAGTGGTGGATGATCGTTCAGTGAGCAACACTGATCCAGTGAGAAATAAGATTGAAACACGTCACGTGAATGGAACCAACTACACAGATATTTTAGTCACATGTTTATTGGACTATGGTGAGCCCAGCGGTCAAGATGCAGTGGATGCAGCCACAGGCACAGAAAGTTTATATGTGTTTGATGAATTAGGATTAAGAAGTTATTCCAGTTCAGGCACAGGAAGATTATTAACACATGTAATTTTTCACCCTGTACAAAAAAGTTTAAACAGATTAATACAAATAGATTACACAGTTAGAATACAAAGCCTTTCAGGAGTTTAATAGATAGATGGCATACACAGTAAATTTTACAGATGTGGTAGGCAAAGGCAGTCTCACAGTGGATGACGGCACAGTCAATCAACAAACCAGTCTTCCTCTACCAGGACGTAACACCACATCATATGGAACCATCATAGCAGAAAATTTTTTACATTTATTAGAAAATTTTGCTAAAAACTCAGCTCCAGTAAATCCTGTGGAAGGACAACTGTGGTATGATACCACAGTGGGAGTGGATCAATTAAAAGTTTATGACGGAACTAATTTTGTTGCTGCAGGAGGATTAAAAAAAGCACCCACTCAACCTTTGGCAGGACAAAGTGTGGTAGGTGATCTTTGGGTGGACACAGACAATCAGCAATTGTATCTATTCACAGGATCTGGTTGGGTGTTGGTAGGACCAGAATTCAGTCAAGGACTCAGCACAGGAACAAAACCTTACACCATCACAGGCACAGACAATTTAGAATACACAGTGGTATTGATTGAAGTGGAAGCCAAGCCAGTGGCAATAATTTCCACAAAAAGTTTCACACCCAAAGCCTCCATCACAGGATTCAGCAGCATACTGCCAGGATTCAATCTCAGTTCGGCTGACATTGAAGGATCAGGAGTGGGAAAATTTTATGGCACATCACAAAAAGCAGAATCTTTGATAGCAGCCAACAGTGAAGTGGTAGCAGGATCGAATTTTTTAAGAAAAGACAAAGCCAACATTGCTGATTTTTCATTGAAAATTAACAACAATGCAGGTTTGGATGTGGGTAACACTGCCATATTCAATCTGGGAGTGGAAAGTCAAGCAGCAGTATTCAGTCATAGAACTTCAGGAGCCAACATTGATTTTAGAGTGAATGATGCTGGCACAACCAAAACAGTATTGAGATTGGATTCCAACACCAACGTGGGTATCAATAATTTAGCACCCAGTGAAGCATTGGATGTCACAGGCAATATCAAAGCCAGTGGCGAATTGTATGTGGATGCCGTGACAGACAGTGTCAGCGTGGGCACAGGAGCGTTGATTGTAAAAGGTGGAGTGGGCATTGCCAAACAATTGCGTGTGGGTGATACTGCAACTTTTGAAGATGATATCACAGTGAGAAATATTATAACAGTGAACAATAATACCTATGACATAGGCACTGTGACAAACAGATTTTTAAACGTTTATGCCAATTCATTTGTGGGCAACCTAGTAGGTAACGTGAGCGGTACAGTGAGTGGAGCAGCTGGAACCAGTAATAAACTTACCAGTCAGACCACTTTTCAAATGTCAGGAGATGTGAGTGCTCCAAGTTTTACTTTTGATGGACAAACTGGAGGCACAGTAAAAACTTTTGCTACCAGCATCAGTAATGGATTTATAGCCAGCAAAACTGCCACAGGCACCAGTCAAAACAGCGATGAATTTATTTTAAACAGAGTCAGTGGTACCACAGGCGTTTTTAAAATCAGTAGAGACAATCTATTTGATGCCATTGCTAAAATACCCACAGGTATGATCACACCGTTTGGTGGATCCTCAGCACCCACACATTGGTTGTTGTGTGATGGCACAGAATATGTGATAGGCACTTATCCAGAATTATACGCAGTGATAGGTTCGTCGTTTGGCGTAGCTACAGCAGGATATTTTCGAACTCCAGATTTACGAGGCCGTATGCCTCTGGGCAAAGACAACATGGGCGGAACTAGTGCCAACAGAGTCACTGCCACAGCAGCAGACAGTGTGGGCGGATTTGGTGGTGATGAAAGCAAAGTGATTCCAGTGACCAACTTGCCTGATCACGAACACGATTTACAAGGAGCAGCAGGTGCTCAATACTATGCTGTTAGAGATGTGCCGGGCATAGGCGCAGGAGAAACCACAGCAATCACGTATGACGCTCCCACAGGATCAGGTCAAGGATCTGCACTGCCCAGCAGCGGAGGTGTTTTGTCAGGATCTTTGGGCAATGCTCAGGATGTTATGAACCCATTCACCACAGTGAACTATATTATCTACACAGGACAGAGCAACTAATGAGTTATAAAATTAACAAAACAGATGGCACTTTATTGGTGGATTTGATTGACGGTACAATCAACACAGAATCGTCGGACATCACACTGATAGGAAGAAACTACAAAGGATTTGGAGAACTGATCAACGAAAACTTTGTGAAGATGCTGGAAAATTTTGCCAGTTCTTCTGCTCCTGCAAATCCTTTGCGTGGACAGTTGTGGTATGACACATCAGAAAATAGATTGAAAGTCTACAATGGCACAGAATTCAGCACCAATGGTATCATAGTGAGTTCCACACAGCCCAATCTAGCTGCTGGAGATATATGGATAGACAGTTTGAACAACCAGATGAAATTTTTTGATGGTTCAGACTTGGTTTTAGTTGGTCCTATCTTCACAGAAAGCCAAGGTGTGAGTGGATTTGTTACAGAATCTAAATTGGACACACAAAATCAAACCAGAACCATACTGAAATTTTTTGTGGGCAACACATTGATAGGAGTATGGAGTGCGGTAGAATTTACTCCAGTGATCAGTCAATTGATTTCAGAATTGGTGTCAGGCAGTAATCCCACAGGAATAATTTATCAAGGATTTAATTTAACCAACACAGCATACAAATACAGAGGCATTGCTCTCAAAGCAGAATCATTGATAGATGGTCTGGGCAATACCATATTGGCTGATTCATTGCTGAGATCTGATGCCAATGACATCACCACTGGCACTTTAAAAATTCAAAACAACGGCGGACTCACCATAGGATTGAACGACAATCTAACTTTGAAATATGGCAGTGTGAGCTTGCCCAATGCTAGCATTATTAAAAATAATGTGAGTGGATCAGACATATCAATCAATGTGTCAAACCCAGCAGAGGTATCAGCTGTGTACATAGATGCCACCACATACACCACATCTTTGACCACCAGCACTGGTAGAGTGGGCATATTCAATACCACACCCACAAGAACTTTGGACATTGCAGGTGATGTGAGAATTCAAGGTAATTTAAATATTGAAGGCACAGGTACATCAGCCATTGTGGAAGATCTTAGAGTGGAAGATAAAACCATTGAATTGGCCACTACTGATGGCACAGCACTACTCAATGATGCAGGAGTGTCAGGTGGTGGTATTCGTCTTAAATCAACAGGTACCGACAAAACATATCTATATGATCATAGCAAAACTGCTTGGAGCAGTTCAGAAAATTTAAATTTAGCCACAGGCAAAGAATACAAAATAACAGACGCGGGTGGCAATGCAGTAACGGTATTGAGTGCCACAGCATTGGGATCAACTGTTGCCAGTGCTCCAGGATTGACATCATTGGGTACTTTGACAGGACCTTTGAATGTGGACAATTTAAGATTGCAAGGTATCACACTGAGCAGCCAAAGTGGACAAAATTTACAATTACAAGCAGCCACAAATATAATTTCTATTCAAGGTTCTGCTAGAATCACTGGATTAGGAACACCCACAGCTGCCACAGATGCAGTGAGAAAA